CCTTTGGGGTATTGCTGCCATATCTTGCAAGCCACAATCCATAGTTTCCATTTGCAACTAAACTAAAATCTTGAGATTCTAACACCCCTAAATATGTATAAAAGAGCGGTCTAACCCCTGTTAGTCTATATACTTCATCGAGCCATTCGCGCGCCCATTCTTGCCCTAGCCATGTATCTGTTTCAAAATCGAGTACGGGTATTGTTGAGCCGTCAAAATAAGCACCACAATTTGCAACAAACCATCTAGCCTCTTCAGTTCCTGTGCCACCGCATCCCGCTTCACGCGCAAAGTGGTATACCCCTGTTAGCTTTCCTAATGCCTTTGCTTGCTGTATAAACCCATCACATGCAGATGATACATAGCTTGTACCGCCTGTGCCTTTGATGATTACAAAGTCACAAGGTACTTTTGATAGGTCTAACCCTTCTTGCCATCCCGATATATCTATGCCATTTAACATGATTAGCCCTCCTCGTTTTCCTTCTCTTCTGGAAGCCCATATACGCTTGTTGCAAGTGATATTAAGCCCGCAAGTATTGCTGTGCTTGCGAGTACCTTCCAATTTACATCACCTAATGTGCTTGCAATTGTAAGCTGTGCGAGTGCTGCCTGTGCCACTGTCTTAACGGCTCTAGTGCAAGCCTTCTTTGTCCAATCCTTCCAATCTCTCTTTGCCATAATAAATACTCCTTTTTAAAATTACTAAAAAAGGCGGTATGTTACCGCCATAACTAAACTAAACTAATTTAACAAATGCTGTATAACGATTGTTCCTATCGAGCCAACAAGCAAGGTTATAACCGCTTGTATGGTTGCATTCCATCGCAGTTTTGGTATATCCTCTAGTGCATTTAATCGTTTCCCTTGATTCTTAAGTTCTGTTTGGAAGTTCTCCAAATGCACCACCATCGTTGCAATGTTCTTTCCCATTTCCTGTATTACTTCGTGTGTCTTTTCAGTTGCTTCCATTCGCCTTTTTAAATCTTCGACTGCTTGCGTGTTCGCATTAAGCTGCACTATGTCTTTTTCGCGTGTTTGATAGCACTGCGCTTTTGATACGTACTCTTCCATCCTTTACCCTTTCTGTTTTAGTTCCCTTAATCGCATTATTTCGTTAAGCTTGCTACGGGCAAATTCGCAAGCTTTCAATAAATCTTCGTCTTTATCGTCTAGCTTGTCATCGTATAGTGTTTGGGTACATAAAATGCGCATCACTTCTGTTGTTGTGATGTCTAAAAATCTTTGATAATAAAACTCGGCTTCCGCTTCTTTTGTTATGCCAAAAGCTTTTGCATGCTCCCGGATTGTTAGCCCGTCTAGTTTTTCTTTTATTACATCTGCTGCCTTCATCATTTCCATTGCCCCCTTATTTCAAAATGTGCGTTTATTTCTTCTTTAAGGGTCATATTTCGCGTTGAGTATATATGCACTTCAAAATTGTTTGCATCTGTTTTTTGAGCAAAATCATTTGTTGACAATAAGAAGCCATTATATGCTCCTTGTACTAGCGCAACTGTTAAGATTTTTAATTTGATAGGCAGTTTAACAAATATAACCTTTCGCCACCACCATGATGATATAGCCGTTGAGTTCCCCGCGGGAAATATGATTTTACCATTGCCCCACGCATGCAAATCACCACTTGCGTACTTGCATACAGTCCAATTAATGTTGTTATCATCTGATTTTATTTCTTCCCTTGATATAATAAAATCTGATATTTGATTGCCTTGTATGCTAATGCCTTGCCTAAATTCCGTTTTTAAGTTAACATCAAGCAGTCCTTCGGTTTCCGATACCTTGCCAATCGCCATGCCTCGCCCGGATGTGTGGAAGTCCATTAGTGTAAAGCCTGTTGCAATTAATTGTGTAAATAAAGAATGCGCAAAATCATCTGCTAGCTTTAGTGTTATTTCGTATGCATAATCACTTGAGCAAGGCATTATGATGCTATCGCTTACCTTGTATGCATTCAGCTTTATGCTGCGTTGTTCCCCATTTGTCAGCCCTTGCCTCTTCAGTGTTGCCGTTAATTCCCTTTTGTTTTTGTTATTTAAACTTGATACATCAATATCAAAAGTTATCTTTACAAAATCTCCGTTGCCATCTTCTAGTCCATTTGCTCTGCATCGCTCTATCTTTGCTGCATGTATGGTTGGAATGTGCCATTCAAGGGCTTCAAGCTTTTTTGTGGTGATTGTCTGCCCTTGCCTTGAATCAATTACTTTGCCTGTGATTTTATGTTCAGTATTTGTGATGTTGATAGTTTGACTTCCTGTTGAATATGTCAAATCATCCGCTGTTATGCTTTGCGATAGCAAGCTTGCGTTATACTTAAATGTATTATTTAAAGTGATTTTAGCTTTAGATTGATATTGTACAAAGCCGCCATACTTTGCAAAGTTTTCTGTTTCGTCCGCGATCTTAATTTCGCAATCCGGGAGCATGTCCGGTGTCGGCTTAACATTTATTAGTGGCGCATCAACTCTTCCTAATGAATTTGCGCCATTAAATGTAAATGCCCTTATAAGCAATTTAACATTTGAATTTGGGAAGTAACTCTTCCAACTTTCCGGCAGTGTCCATGTCATTCTATCTGTTACATTCTCGCCAATCTTGGTGTATGTGTTTGGATCATTGTTTACCATCGCATACAATTCATGCTTGAATGTGTTTACTTTTCTATTTGTAAAGATTTCAATTTCTTCGCCAAATGTCATTTCTTGCTTTGATGTTGTAGGCCAGGATGCTCGCGGTATTTCGTTTAAATATGTGTAATCAGATGTTGTGAACGTGCCAACAATTTTAGAATCAAAACTTGCTGAAGCTGTCAATCGCTTTGTGCCATTTGGTTCGTGATCTATCCATACACTTACGCTATGAATTACTTGTGAAGAACCTCGTACATAGTACCGGGTTGAGAATGGATAATTTTGCCCATTGACTGTAAGCACCCCTGTGCCGTTTGAATGTTCCGCATAGTACCCGGCTGTTGCATTCATACTGAGATACACATTAACATATGTGCGGTTATTTATTTTATCTTGCTGCCCGGGTGAAAACCTAATACTAATATAGTAGCCCATTTAATTTGCCACCTTTACAAATGATAGATTGCCGTTTTTTCTTGGAATAAAAGCAAAGCGGCCTAGTTTCAAGCTGTTTAAAAATTCGCCATCAACTGCATAAAAGTTTCTATTCTTCCAATATGCAACTTCTGCGCCATTATCCAAAAAGCTTATTCTGTCATTGTCTATTTTGATACAAATATTGCTTTGTGCAGTTCCTACTTCGCCAATCGTTACCCCATCTTCGCCAAAATGGAGATACTTCTTGATTTTTAAAAATTCTGCTGCCGTTCCGCTTTGGATTGCGGATATATCTTGAATAAAGCGATTGTATGCAATTTCAAATTCATCTTTTGATGTAAACTTTGATATGCCCTCTTCACTGATAAGCGCTTTTGATTCGTCTTTCGTGTAATAGCTTTCTTTTAGTGTGTCGCGTATGCCGCCCGCAGTTTCTTCAATCTTTCGTTCATATTCACTTTTTACTATGTTAAAACTATCGTTTAGCTTTGCTTCTAAATCTGCTTTAACAATTTTGTCTTTGTTGTCGATAATGTCAGCAAGCTTCTTGCGTTCCTGTTCAAGTTGCTTTTCGATTTCTGCTTTCTGTGTGTCTGTTAAGTTATCTTTATTTTGTTCAAGTTCGCTTATTTTGTCGCTTACTTCCTTTACTCTTTCGGCAAAGCTTTGCGTTTTTGTACTTATCTTTTTAACATCGCTTTTAGTGCCATTTACGATTGATTCCACTGTGTCTATTTTTGCATATTTGTTTACTTGATATTCCGTTAAAGTAGCGGTTTTGCTTCCAATCTGCAAATTATTTTCTGCCGGGTTTAACAAGTTTAAATGCAAGCTATTAATCAAATATATATCATTGATTCCGTGATATGGTGATATGATTTTGATTTTGTCACCCACCCTGTAACTTTTATATCTTGAATCAAGCGGTGCTAGATCTGCTGCGGATATTTCGAGATTAACTCCCAACTTAACCCATTCGGCAAGCCTCTGTTTTGCTTTTGTTATCAGATTGCTTGGAAGTGTTACATCTTCCCATGTTTCCGTTCTAACAATAAGCCCGTATTTGTTTACCGCCTCTTCATCTGTAATATATTTTTTGCCCGTGATTTCTTCAATTGTGATTCGCTTGTCTGTGTCCTTATCCTCTGCACCTAGCGGCAATATAGCCGTTGCTATATCTGCGCCTGCAATCGTTCTTTTTATATCTGTTAAATTCAAGCCAAATTGTATGCTTTGATTCCCTAGTTTGTCCATGTCCTTTAGATAGTCAATATATGCGCCATCCTCTTCATGCCTTATAACTATGTAGCCGCCTAGCATATCAATTAGCTTCTGTCTAATCATCGTTAAACTATCCAAATAATCTTTAGATTCCCTTACGATTAGATTATTTGGATCTGTTACTGTTACTACCCCTAATTTAAACCTTTTGTGCTCATCCACTTGTTTGTTGTGCGCTGCGATTATGCCATTTAAAAATACGGGTATATCCCCTTTAAATTCAAAGGGGTCTTGAATGGAATCTTTAAAATAAGATAGTTCGCCTTCACAATAGATTCTTTTGTTGTTATAAAAATCAAAATCAAAATCTAAAACGCGGCCTTGGAAGATTAAATCATTATTATCATAAAGCTTTATAACATGCTTTAATCTTTCTATTCGATCTATGTGCTTATGGCTTGCGGGGAG